CCTGTGGCGGTGTGCATGTGTGAATCGTGGTCAGGTCAGCAGTGCGCTTGCCGCAGCGTTCACAGAAGTTCCATTCCCGTTTAGCAAATTCTGCTGCTGCAACAAGGGCGGCAAAGGCTTCAAGCTGGAACATGGCGTGGACAGTGCCGTCAAAACCAGCCATCCCTGACTCCCGCGCCATGCGGATGATGTCTTCGCGTGTCATGCGTCCACCCACTTCCAGCCCAGCACCAGACGCACGCCCATGCGGTGAATCCAGCGGGGTTTCTTTTGCAAGTTAAAAATAATCCACCCGCCGTTGGCCTCATCTCCCAGCCGATAACCCCCAACGGGAGAGGGTGGGGCGGTAAAGGTGTAATTCATATTAGTAATCATATTAGCAAGCTCCAAATCCAAATTCCAGTAAAGAACAGCGCCAAGCAGATCGTCAACAGCACCGCAAAAATACACCAGAGCATGAACGCGCCAATCTTGTGCCATGTATCCGGCACTGGCTCTATGTCGGCAGGGACTGCCGGATACGCCTTGATCTTGCGGGTTTCATTGGCTTGGCAAAAGTGGTCACACTGTGGTGTATGAGGGCAGATGCCCCCTGCATCGCAGTTCATGTTGCGGCCTCCAGATACGCCTTGAGGCGCTTGACTCGGTTCTTGTTGTAAGTGACCATCGACTGCGCGTATTCCACGCCAGATTCGGCTTGTAGCAATTCATGCTCTGCGTGAAGCAACTCATGCTCCACCGCCTGCACTGGCGTCACTGTCTTGAGCATCAATCGTAATTCAGTCCACATATATTTAAACATCGTTTCTCCTTTTTAGACTGCCCATTCTCTTTCTTGGCGGTTGGAATTTGACTTAACCGTCTTTCCGGTCAGATGGATCAAGCCAAGTTTCTGCATCTCGTTCAAGCGCCTAGCAATCTGGTTAGGGTCTAGCTTTGAGTAAAAGGAAATCCCGTCTTTGCCAAGCGGCCCAATCGTGCTAAGTGCGTCAAGAATTTGAGCGTAATGGGAGCTGACATCTGAGATAGATGCCGCCGCCTCATGTGATGTTGCGGGGTCACTGTTACGAACTCTTGGAAATTCCGGTAATGGGAAAATCTTTTTGAAAACGTCTTTGTAGTCCATGATGCACCTTAAAATGGTATGTCTTCATCTGGTTGATCAGCTTGCCGTGTGCGGTCTTGCGGTTTTGGGTCATTCATGTATGCCCAGCCATCCCACCCGCCTTCGCGCAACGGGATCACATCCAGTTTGAGCATTGGGCCGTTCTTTGTGTCGATCACAGACCCGATTCGCTGGTAACGCTTCTTTGTTTGGCCTTCGCTGTTGCGGTATTCACCAACGATGCACGATATTTCTTTGACTACTTTTGACATTTTTACTCTCCAATGATTGATTTAAGGGCGATAACTTTGGCGTCCACTTCTGCCAAAAACTTCAGAACTTCTTCTTCGGTGAGCCTGAGCCAGTCTGCATTGCGCTCAACTCGGTAAACAAACAACTGCGCTTTTGCTGGCATTCTTGGATCGAATACAACATAGTCACACCAAGAACGATCAGCGCAACGCATCTGCCACTGCATCTGTGCGTAGTACTTGGCATCCACTGGGTTAGCGCCTTGAGAGTAAGACAGCCAGCATTCCAAGGCAGTGCTTGATGACGGGCATTTGATCTCAACCATTCCATCGTCACCCACCAGGCCATCAGGTGATGCTCCAGAGGCTTCAATGTCGGGGTGAGGTATGAACCCCACTTCCTCTACCATCTGCCCCGTATGAGCCTCGTAAGCAGCCCTAGCAAATGGTTCTTGCTCTACGCCGTGAATCATGGACGCATTGGAATAAGACTCAGCGCGAGTCTGGGTAATGCGCTCCAACACCAACTGGGTCATGTAATTGGTGCGGCTGGCGCTGTATCCAGTCTTAGTCTTGGCGAGGACATCAGCGATGCGGCTGGCGGTGACTTTGCCCAGCCTGTTGGCAAACCAGCTTTCAGTTCCTTGTTCTTCGCTCATGATTTCTCCTGCTTGGCACGTTCAACCCGTGCTTTTTTTGCCGCGATAACTTTGGCTTGAAGTGCCTGGTTGCCTTCGCAAGCCTCCAGTGCATCTTTGTAGACCTTTGCCAATTCATCACTGTTGCCACTGCCTTCAATTGCTAACAGGTGATCAGTGATGTCAGGTGTCTTTACTTCGGTACGGCGACTACCGGCATTTCCGTCATCGTCTTCTGGTGCGATGCCGCAAGCTGCCATCAAGCTATAACGCCGCGCATAAGTCAACGCTGATCCGTATCCCTGTGGGTCTTGCTTACTGGCGGGAACATGCAACTTGCCGCATTCCAGCATTTCGCCTGATTCGTGGATGAAGACTGTTTCAACAGTCACTCCCGTAAGGTCTTCGCTGGTGCGCTGAATCAGGGCAATGCCAGCCCCGTTCAAGCCTTCAATGACAGCCTCTACGCAAGCTGACAGGTCAGCGTAGCGTGAACGAAAGTGAGGGTTTGTGCTGCTTTTAAGGGCAGGGCCAAAGGCTTGTTGCGCCTTGACTAATGCGGTGGCGATTTGCTTCATGATTTTTCCTGTGTAAGTTCAATTGAAAGTAGGTCAAGTTCTTGCTCAAATGTCTTGATCACTTCGTTTTGGGTTTCAATGTGTGCCTCAAGAAACTCAACATAACAAGCTAGACGGTCTTGCGGCTTGGCGCGGCTTGTAAAGGCCAATTGTTTGAGAAAAGCTAAGTCGTTCATGCGTCCTCCGCAAGCATCTTTTCAATGCGTTGAATAATGGCTGGGTTGATGATGTCGAGGCAGTCTTTGTGTGACCCATCGATGTGAAGGGCAAAGACTGTGTAAAAGGTCGGCCAGCTAGGGCTGATCTCTGTGGCTGCTTCTCCGATTTCTTTTTCAGCAAGGCCGGTGAAGCGAAAGCCGTCTATCATTTCGTCGAAAACTACATTCATGCTATCTCCTAAAAAGACCCCGTGCGAAGTGCTGGGGCATACGTGTATTGTAGAGGCCACTAAACACTCGTCAAGTCTTTTTTGTAGGGGTTTTCCCTTGTTAACAACAAATTTAATTGTGTAGTAGAATCTACCAATGACAAAGCAAGAAGCGATTGATTTAGCTGGTTCTCAGTCCAAGTTGGCAAGGCTGCTGGGCGTGACCAGGGGTGCGGTCTTTCAATGGACGGCTCTCCCACAAGGCCGGATGTATCAGTTGATGGTCATCAGGCCAGAGTGGTTTAATCGGCTTTGATTTTTGATGTATGATTTCGCATCCCTTGGCGGGGAATTGCAATAAGACTTAGATGGAACTCTGCTGGTATTGCCCAGTCCGCCAACAGCCTAAAAAGCTGAGAGTTCCGCCTAAGTCTTTTTTTTTGGAAAAAAGATGAAAATTAAAAACTGGAGCAAATTTCAGCACTTCAAGGATCGAAGGCCACCTTGGATCAAGCTCTATCGGGATTTGCTTGATGACATGGAATGGCACGATCTAGACCCACTGTCCAGCAAGGTATTAGTCACCCTTTGGCTCTTGGCTAGCGAGGATGACGAACAACAGGGCAAGCTGCCCAACATCAAAACTTTGTCTTGGCGTTTACGCTTGCCGCAAGAGCAGGTTTTAAATTGCATAAACAAGCTGTCTCACTGGCTGGAACAAGATGACATCAACCTGATATCAAGCGGATATCAAGATGATCTACCAGAGACAGAGACAGAGAGAGAGACAGAGAGAGAGACAGAGATTATTAGTCCACCTGCCGGTGAACCTGAGTCCAAAATTCCTGATTGCAAACACACGGAAGTCATCAGCCTGTACCACCAGCACTTGCCAACACTGCGGAAGGTCGAAGTCTGGAACGCTGCCAGACAGGGCTATCTCAGACAGCGCTGGCGTGAGGTGGCTACGGAGCTAGCCCAGACCAAGGTCATTGATAGCAACGATGTCTTGGCATGGTGGGCTGACTTTTTCCGGCATATCGGTACATCGAAGTTTTTGACCGGAAAAGTGAACTCCAAAGACAGACGGGCTTTTGCTGCTGACCTTGAGTGGATTCTGAAACCTAGCAACTTTGCCAAAATCGTAGAAGGAAAATATCATGGCACTTAACAACTTTAAGACCCAAGCCCCCGTTCAGGATGACAGGGATTTGATGTGCAGCATGTCAGGATGCTCTGACCGATGGGCTGTAAAAATGGATGGCAGCCGCCCGTTCTGCTCATACCATGCCAAGGAAGACAGAAGCCCTACGTCCCGCCCTGCATCAATTGTTATGCCTACAACACCGCCAGTTAAGCACTGGATGGATGAGGAGCAATTTTGATGAATCTTGAATTAGCAAACAAACTTTTGGACAAAGCCCGTGAAGGACACCGATTCACTTTTGAACAAATCAGCGCCGCCCTCTACGCCACTGGCGACCTACATGATTCAATGCGAGGCGAGGGAATGGAAGAAGCGTTACAAAGCCAAGATCAAGCAGCTGGGCAAAGTGAAAGCCCAAAGCTGGTGGTTGCAAGTGAAGGACGACATTCTCAGGATTCGTGGCCAGGATGGTCTAAATACCTTGACAGACGAAATGAACAGGCAGCAACATGAGACGCGCGGCAAGGATTGATGCTAATCAAGCGCAAATTGTGAGCGCACTTAGGGCGGCTGGCGCTTATGTGTGGATCATCAGTCTGCCAGTTGACCTTTTGGTAGGCTATGAAGGTCACACATTCTTGGTTGAAGTCAAAACAGACGCTAAAAAGCGTTTAACAGCCCTACAAGGCGATTTTTTTAAAAATTGGTCTGGTAGTACCTTGGCAAGAATTGACAGCCCTGACGCCGCCCTACGCATGATTGGAGTCTTGAAATGAACCCGTTCAAAATAACAGAGCCAACTTGCATCAGCTTTTCTGGTGGCCGCACTAGCGCTTACATGTTATACAAGGTGCTTGAAGCTCACCAGATGAGCTTGCCGCCTGAAGCTGTTGTCTGTTTTGCCAACACGGGCAAAGAGGATGAGGCGACTTTGCGCTTTGTCAAAGACTGCTCAGAGCGCTGGAATGTTCCAATTGTTTGGCTGGAATACTTAGCCTATGTTGACGATGAGCCAAGATTTAAGAAAGTGACTTTTGAAACGGCAAGCCGCAATGGTGAGCCTTTTGAGGCGCTCATTCGGAAACGCGGCATTGTCCCGAACCCTGTTTCAAGATTTTGTACTGTCGAGCTTAAAGTTCGCACCATCCATCGATATTTAAAGTCTATTGGCTGGACGGAGTGGGACTCTATGCTTGGCATTCGTGCAGATGAGCAGCGGCGGCTTGCAAAAATTGGCAATCAAGATTATGGAAAGCATGAGGAAAAACAAGCCCCTTTGGGTAAGGCCGGTATCACAAAAGAACATGTTGGTGTTTTTTGGAGGGCGCAACCCTTTGACCTGGGCCTACCAAACAACAACGGCGTGACTATGCACGGGAATTGCGACCTTTGTTTTTTAAAAGGTGGCGCACAAATTCTTAGCCTTATTGCAGAAAAGCCTGAAAGGGCAATTTGGTGGGCAAATATTGAGTCTCTGGGGCTGGCAAGCAAGCCAAGCGGAGCGCATTTTCGTACTGACAGGCCTAGTTATGCCCAAATGCTGAAGTTCACCAAAGAGCAAAAAGACATGTTCGACCCTAATGAAGAAGCCATATCCTGTTTTTGTGGAGATTAAATGAAGCCAGAAGAAGCCGCCCAAACGATTAGAGACAATGCACCGGCGTATGGCCGCGCCAAGGGTCAGCGGGTCTATATCGAAGAATACCGAAAGACAAAAAAAGCCCTTTTAATGTCCCTAGCGCACCAAAAGGGGATCAAAACCACCAGCGCTCAGGAGCGCGAGGCTTACGCAGACCCAAGTTATGTTGATCTTTTGAAGGGTTTGGCAGCAGCCATTGAAGCAGAGGAGGTTTTGAAGTGGGAAATGGAGGCAGCTAGGTTAGACATTGAGATATTTAGGACACGCGAAGCCACAAACCGGATGCAGGACAGAGCGCACCAGTGAAATACCAGTACATCAGGAACAAACCCCTGTTAAAACTGGTGGCGAGCCTCGATTGTCAGCGGTGCGGCAGTGGGTCACAAGTACAGGCAGCGCACTCTAACATGTCGCAACATGGCAAAGGCAAGAGCATTAAAGCCAGCGACGAATACACAGCCGCGCTATGCCAAACGTGCCATTTTGAGATCGATCAGGGGTCAAAAATGTCGAGGGTAGAGAGGCAAGACGCTTGGACAAAAGCGCACATAAAGACAGTTCAAAGCCTGTTAAACAGTGGGCAATGGCCTACGGGGATTCCTGTGCCGGAGTTAGAATTAAGGGGCTGACAAGCAGTTGCCAGCCTTGCCCATTGTTAGCGCAGTGGGTTTTTTTTGGGCGAAAAAAAGGGGCCTAAGCCCCTAAATTATCGTTTTCCGGTCAAAATTCTTATTAATAGGGCAATGGCCGCATAAATCATCGGTCACGCTCCGCTAAGGCATCGGCTTTGCATTGTTCAACAGTGGCGGCGCTTAGACCATGTGCGAATTGCTCCGCTAATTCGGCAGCCTGTTGCGCTTTTGCATCAGTGGGAGCGCAGAGCGCTAAAACGAGCGCTTGGGTAAGGGCTTGGGTTTGCGTCATGTTATCCCCTTTAAAATGATGAGCAATAAATAAAGCCGTTTGATGTTTCGCCGATAACTGAAGTTTTGTTAGATAAGTAGTCAAAAACAATCTGGCGGCATTGTTCTTCATAGTCGTCCGCCTCAACGTCCGCATCGTTCAAGTCAATAGAGTAGTTGCGCGCTATATCTGAAACCGTGTCTTCGCTGTAGTCGCAGCAGAGCGCGATAACGTCAAGTTCATAGCCGCCGTCGTCGAATTCTTCAAGGTATTCAAACAAAGCGCCCAAACCCTCATAACTGAATTGATCTTTGCGGCCCATGCGGTGAAAAGCGGCCCGAAAGTCTGAAACATTGATTGTCTGAATCATAATTATCCCCTTATTTAACTAAAACATCAAAATAAGCCAGCATGAGCGCCAGCAGACCAACCACCAGCGCCAGAGCGCCAGCAGCGTTAAGAATGGCGCGTAGCATTAGGCTGCAATGTAGTTAGTGCAACGCTCGCGGCGGCGTGAATCGTAGCCTGCCGGTTTACGTTGACCGCGCCACAACATAGCGTCAATGGAAAAGCCCTTACCGGCTTCAAATTCGCGGGTTTTGATAAGTTCCTCGCGTAGCTCCAGAACGCGCTTACTTACGCTTTCAAGTGTGCCCTCGAATTCCTCGCGGTGTACAGTAGCCATTGGATAAGTAGTGACGAAGCCTTCCATCGCCCCGCGTTCTGACGGCGAAGCGTGAATTGTGAATTTGTACGCTTTCATGCCGTCACCCCCTCAATGGCTGGCATGTCTGTGCAAATACACACAATGCGTTTAAAGCGTGGTGCATCTGGTAGCGTGACGGCCGTCACATTGCGGCCTGTGTGTGTGTAACTCTCCACGCGCATAGGCGCTCCGTGTACGTGGATCACTTGGCCGATTTTGTATGCGGCTTTAGGAATAAATGCGAATGTCATGGTTTCCCTTTAAAAGACCCTTTCGGGCATGTATAGCGTTGTTGCTATGTAGGTAGTGTATAGGCTACTGAACAATAGTCAACACAATTATTTCTATACAATTTGGATTTTTGATAGGATTTATCAATGAACGGAAGACCATGCAAAATCGATACGAAACGACTTGATCGAACACTAAACGATGCAGAGCGGCAGATCATTCTCACAGCCGGAGAGGGTGATCTATCAAGGGGTTGGCATAAGCTGTTAGAGCTGTATGCTCATGTTCATGGACAAGGCTACAGGCCGGATCAAAGTTTCGATCTGGTGAGCTATTCCGGAAAAGATGTATAGTTTGATGCGAATCGAAGTACCCCTGAAATGGTGCATCCCTCCCTCACATGTTTGCGGCCACTAACTTAGCCAGTTCCAATGTTAGTCAGCACTCACCAACCTGGTTGTTAGCAAGCACTCACGTCAGCGTCCACTAACATCGATGTAAGCGCCCACTGACTTGCCAACCGAAGTGAGCACTCACTAACTTATATGTTAGCGGTCACTAACTTAGATGTAA